TTTATGAAAGCACTGACAATATTTTTACCTGTAGTTGATTCTCCTGACTTTAATTCCCTTAACCCAAACGGATTGCCTGGCAAGTCTCTATAAGAAAGAAGCTGTCTGGCGGCAAGATTCCTTTCACCTTGTCTAAAAGCGATTGCAGTTGCTTCTACCAAAGATTCAAGCGGGTCTTTTATTTCCCTGTCTGAACCTCTCAGTCTATTTAGAACTGCTTGTTTGCCAATCGAAGCTGGCCCTCCTCTGCCCGTAACTTTCCGCATAGCTTCTTCTTCTATTGCACTAAAAACCCTATTAAGAGGAACATAGTTTGGATATTTCTTTCTTAATTCTTTGGCCAAACTTTCAGGAATGAATCCAGCCTTAACCTTGTAATCAAGAAGGTTGTTTGTGTATTGTCTGATTTGTTGCGCAAATTGTTCATATTCTGGGGCAAGGGCGTTAATTAGCTGTTTATCTTTTTTAATATCCCTTCCTGTTTCAATTCCTCTTTTGACAACATCTCTTGCCTGTTTGGCTATTAAGTATTGCCCAAATTCCTCTAGGTCGGGAACATTTCTAATTACTCTTGCTAGCCCCTGGTCTTTGATAAATTGACTGGCCAAGGTATCTGCTCGCAAAACCCTATCAATTTGAAGTCGAATATCTTTTGTCGGAAGAACTCTGAAATTATGCTCAATCTCTGCTTTTGAGAGAGTTTCTTCTAATGGGATTGTAAAATCTTCAAACCGTGTTTTAATAAAGTCAAAGAATGTCTTGGCTTTTTCTTTGAAAGACCCTTTTGGAACATCTGCCGACTTTTTGATTTGTTGAGTTAAATAATCATCTACCTCTGTCGCCCTTAACCCGATGGTCGCTGCTCCGAACCCTATTGCTGCACGAGTAGGGTCAATCGTTATTTTGCCCTCTTCGTCTCTTTCAATTCCTGCAATAAGCCCAGGCGCTCCTTCAAATCTACTGAGTCCCTCTCTTGCTCTTATGTCGCCTACTGTTTTGAATCTTTCTCCAAATCTCCTATCTATTTTAATCGCTCCACCCTCATCTGTTACTCTGATTTCTCTTCCCCGAAGAATGTTACTTGACAGATTCTCAGCATTATCAACGACCTCATCAATTAGTGCTTTTGCCCTTATTGACGAAACTTCTTTTTTGAGAATTTTCTTGAGATTCTTCCAATCTTTTTGTGTCCCCCCTGAAGAAACAATTGCCCCAATTCCAAAAGACAAGGCTCTGTCTGCAAGTCCAGTTTTGACTCCGTCTAATTTTGAGAGGATTTCGTCTTCAAGAATATTTCCAATTCCCATTAAAGTACGACCCGCCAGTTGTTTTTGAAGAAATGGTAGATTGGCAGTAAGTTGTCCAGTCGCTCCCGCTATTAGGGGGTCTGTAAACCTCGTAATCGCCATAAACCTTGTTGCATCAAAAAGAGCTCTTCCTGCTGCTTCTGCGGGCTCTTCTCCTGTTAACTTACCAATTCCTGCTCCCAATGCGCTGGAAAGAGCTCCTGTAATTGCTCCCGTTGGCGTTAAAAGGCGTGGAGCGCCGAGGGCAAGTCCTGCCACCTTAACCCCACCGGAAATTGTCTCTCGTTGTACTTGTCCAAGCCTTTCGTCTTCTCTTGCAGACTCTTCGCTGAATCCCCTCAAAGAAGAAATATTCTTATTAAGAAGTTCTTTGGCCTCTTTTGTTTTTCCTTGTTTGATTAGTTGACTGGCTCGTTGAATGTTTAAGTTCGATTGTTCAACAAGGCTGTCTGTTCTTAGTTTGTTTAATCTTTTAGTAACTGGTGATACAAATGCTTCGCCGATGCCTTCTCCAAACTGCCGAACAGCTTTTCCTGTCTCTTTTCCAAAACTCCTTGCTTGAGTCAACAAGAAATCGTCAAACTTGTTTGGAGTTCTTTGAACGAAGCTGTCCGCTTTTTCTCTGAGCTTCCTTTTGGTTATATCACGGATTTGTTCCAACAATGTGGCCATACAATAATCGTATTAGAAGACAAAAGAGGTTTGCAAAACTAAGCGAATGCGAAAGATTCTTCTTCCCGCCTTCGTGGAGTGATTATCCCTTCAGGTTCTTCTTCTTTCTTGATTCGACCTACAGGCAATTGCTGTTGAGTTTGACCACTTGTTATTGCTAAAGCAGTTTTAGGAGAAGTTGTTGTGCTTCCTAGCAATCCTTGTAATGCTTCTGTTCCTCCTGTTGCAGATTGCGTAAATGCTTGGAAGGCCGATTCTAGTTCTTGTTCCGCTTGTTGCTTTTGAGCCTCGACTGACCCTCTAAGTTGTGTTTCAGCAAGGTTAATTTGGAATACTTGATTTCTGAGGTCTTGTAGAGCCGCCAGCCTCATGTTTGCTTTGTCGGCTTCTGTTTCTGCCCGCAATCTGTCAATTTCCGATAGTCTGTCTTGGAATTCCCTCTTGACATTGTTCAGCGCTCTATTTTTCTGAGCTTCAAGGTTGGCAACAGCAGAAACAAATCTGTCTTGAAGATTGGCTCGCTGAACTTGAACATTCTGCATAAAGTTAGTGAAATCTTGAGCTATTTGAGCTCTATTTCGCTGGAACTCTCTTGCACTTAATTCTCCAAACGCTTCACCAGCTGTTGATGCCCCTCCAAATCTTTGCATTCCTCCAATACGAAGTTCATTAAACAACCTTCTTGCGGCGGCAACTGCATCTTCTCTTCTTTGTTCCCCGCCAGTAGTTGCTAATTCAAGTTGCCTTTCAGCTGCACCTTTTTCCCTCTCAACCTCTCCCCTGCTTGCCGCAAATTGCTCTGCAACTTCCTGTTGCGCTGTTGGGAAATCTCCTCGAATTCTTTGTTCTGCTCGACCAAGGAAGCCCAACCTTGAAGCGGCTGCGTCTTCAATTGCCTGAAGAAAGGGATCAATTGATGGAGCTCCGTTGCCAGTGTCACCACCACCGCCACCAGTAGTAGCAACAGTGCCAGTAGCACCGCCAGCAGAATCAGTCGTGCCGAGTACTTCTGGAGAAGTAACTCCTCGCTGAATAGCTTCTGCGGTAGGAAAATCTATCACTGGCTGTGAAAAATCAGCACGAACGGGTGGTGCAAGATTAAATGTTCGTTGACCACTAGCAAGTTGACCTCCAATATCTCTTAGCGGATCAGCAAAAGCGCTTTCTCCTGGAAGACCTTCCAAAAATCCACCAAAAGCGCCCAGTCCTCTGCCGACAATATCTAGAACTCCCATATTTTTATTTTCTACAACTTGAGAAGAGGTTTGCAAGCTATACTCTCTGACCTGCACTCAAACTTCCCGCACTTTGTAGTGCTGCATCAATTTTTATTTCTAATAATTCAAAGTTAGAATTTTCTGCTGTAGAAGTTACTTCTACCTGTACAAGCCTGCTTTGTTTGAATAATGCCCCCCATTTGGTAAGTTCATCTCCCACTGTCGTTGCCGAAGTTCCGCTTGGAATACCCCATGTAGAAAGTCCCCATTTGTCCATTCCCCACCCCGTTCTTCCTGCTACCTCAGCACCTGTAATTGTAAATGATTTGACAGTAGAAGTTGCTCCACTTCTATCTTCTATGATTATATTTACTGTCGTTGAACCCTTAATTGCTCTGAAAAGGATGTAAAAAAACTTAAGAATATTTAATCTGCTGAAATCTCCAAAATCTTCTTTCTTTGTTCTTAGAGTTTTGACAACGGCTGTTCCATCGTCTGTGTCTGTTGATACGTCGAATCTATAAACCTGATTGCTTGACGTACAACCCAAAACCCACCTTTCGTTGCCAGTATCATCTATATATTTCAACATATGGGAAATCCCATAGGGGAGCTTCCATGGCCCAAGGAATGCCCCCCTTTCTCTGTCGTAAACTATCATTTCTTTCTTTTGCGGGAATGAAAGAATATATTTGTTATTAACATAGAAAGCGGTAGCGTTTTTGAAGTCATCTTCGTTCAAGAGGTCTAAATATGGCCTTATTCTGGCGCTGATTTCATTTGTTCTAATAATATTGAGGAAGTTTGGCTCATACCCCGTTACATAAAGACCGTCTCTTCCGAAATAAAAGGTATCGTTTTCTACAGTTGCGATAGTGTTTTGACTAGAACACCCAACCGCTGTAGAAACTGGTGCATAGTGGGGGTCTAAGTATGAGAAATTTCCTATTTGTACAAGAGAAAGTTCTACCAGATAAGAACTCCTTTGCTTATAAACAATAATCCTGTCAGCAATCGGCTGAACCGCCAGTCCTGTTATGTTGTCGCCCGAATCTGGGTCAATATAAATTCCTCCTCCTCCATCTTCCCAGTTAAACTTGGCGTGATTAGGAAATCTTCCTGAAATCAAAAGCCTGCTTGGGTCATCCTCTGGGACAACAAGCAGTCTATCTTTGTCTTTAATAATAAATTCTGATTTAACACCTCCTGTGGTGTTCGTTAGCGGAGGCTCTACTATTTCGCTTGCAGGCAGTCCTCGGTCAACATAGGTTGTTACATTTGGATCTGTAGCTGCAAGAAACGTCTCATCTCCTTCTCTTCCCCGATAAATTTCAAATCCGCCCAGGGTAGCCGCTGACGGAGCTGTCCAAAAAAGATGAACCTCTGTGTCTGATAATTCGCTAGGAAGCTCTTCTAAAACAAAATTATCACCTGGAGTTGTTTGGCCTCCGTTTTCCCCTATTGCCACTACCTTCCAAGAAACTCGATTACTCCCCGTTGCTCCTGAGAAATTAGTAGCTGAAAGACCTGTCGGCGGAGAAATGGTCGCAAAGACAGAAAGGTCTGTCCCGTCATACTCTGTGAAGTTTTGATTTTTGCTGACAATATAGGTTTTTCCTCCTAGTTGTTCTGTCCTGATAATAGAACCGCTTGGCCAAGATTGACCTGTTATTTTCGTTGAGCTTGCTCCATCTCTTTTGGCAAGAAACCCCTCGTCTGTTAATGCAAAAATCTCATTAACTGTTTCATCTGTGGACTTGTAAGTTCCAAATCCTCTGATTGAGCCCGTAGCGTTGGCAGTAAAATATTTAATCGTTCCCCACCTTCCTGTGGGAACACCTTTTCCTGTAAGTAAAATATTATCTGCTTGAGATAGCTCCTCGTTGTCTAATTCCGTTGGTCGAAGAAGTTGGTTTAATCCTTTGCGAAAAGATTTCCACTCAGAACTTACCCCTCTAGAGGCTTTGAATTTTGGTTGCTTGAGATCAAATGTTGCCATATCATGCTCTGTTTTGTAATGGATTTCTGAATTTCATTTTAGTATCCCTCGATTGGCCCGATGAGCCTTTCATTTCCCGCCCCATTAGATTTGATAATTGTCTTTGAGCTTTCTGTTCTGCTATAGGAAACCTATCATCACTTCTTGAATAAAGAACATATTGCTCTGTCTGTCTTGCTACTACCTGCGGGTCTGAAAGCTCGCAAACATCAGTTAAAGTTGCTAATCCCGAAGGGAATCTCTGATAAACCGCAGACAAAGTTGCTCCTGAAATCAATTGATTAAAAATAAGATTATATCCTGCCGCTGGGTCACCCATAACATAGGCGTATTTTTCATTAGTACTTTTTTCGTATCTTTCCTCTGCTTCAATAACTTCGTATTCTTGCCAGTTTCCAGTAGAATCTAAAACTTGCGGATTCACCATTAATTCTCTGAAATCTGAGGGAAGAGATACCGTCGCCGATGTTCCAACCGCTGTTATATATTCTCGTTTGAACTCACTGAGCTGTCCGGTTGCCGAAGCATCCCAGACTGCCTGATTGGCATAATTAGTTCTCGTAACAAGCTCGTCTCCTGTTGGAAGAGTGGCCTCTAAATCAAGAACAGCATTAACATCCGTTAAGATTTGAGATAAAGTGCGTGCCATGCTTTAATTCTGATAGAAGCGCTAAGAGGTTTTCAATTGCCAGTCAACATTTGGCGACAAATACTTCTCAACCATGTGCGTAGCAATTGCTGGTAAAGCAGACCACAAAAGACCGCCTTTTTCATTAATCTCAACCCACCTTGCATGGTCAATATATCCGTGTTTGTAAAAAATATCCCGATAAGCATTAAAATGCTCTCTTTTAGTTGCAAAAGTTGAAGTTGTTGAAATTGTCTGCTTCCAGTGTCGATTGCCGACAACTTGAACAGTAGGGGTCGTTTCTGTTTCGTATTTGTCTGGATGGTCATAGGGAGTTACAAAATCCAGCTTCTCTACTGCTTCCACAATTTCTTTTCCTGCATCTGGTAAGTAAAGATAATCGGCTTCTTGAAACAAAACCGCATCCTCGTCTGTCGCTTCATACATCTCATATTGAAGTCTGCACGTTCCATCTATGCCTAAGCTTGTATGTTTAATGTCGTGGGGAAAGGGAACAATCTTTTTTATCATTTTATCGTAATCCTCCCCGCAATGGTCACAAATAAAGATTACTTTCGGATTAACTTCCTTAAAAGCATCAACAAAACTCTTAAGACAGAATTCATTCAATTTGAATTGGTCATCTTTGAAAATTGGCGATGGTTCGGATATCGACGACTTAATGTCGCACATTCTCATGTAAACTATCATCGGTAATACCTCGTTTGCGGGTCAAACCCGTGTTTTGCTTTGAATTTCTCTATTGAATCTTCTGTGACCCTTGAATAGTCTAATTTATGAAGAACATCCCCTTCTTTGTGCCAGATGCCCATTCTAACCCTAACAAGCTGAAATCCAGCCATGAGGACTCTGTGCCAGTAGTCCGTATCTCCGCAATTAGTTGTAAATTGTGGGTCAAAGTCTTCAAAGAATCTGTCTTTTCGAAGCATAAAACAGTAACCAGGGTAAAATCTTTCCTTTTTAATAAGGTCTTCTTCTATGTTGATAAAGGGAGTTACTGAGGGATTTCCCAGAAACGGAGCCGAAACCCCCGTGTTTTCTTCTCTAAACCCTGTCGCCAGCTTGTCAAGCCAACCTAAGGGAACTTTTACATCATCATTTACGATAACAACGTATTCTCCTTTTGCCGCATTCTTGCCTGTGTTCCAAGCAACAGAGATTCCTTGATTTTTCTGTCTGATGTACTTATCTGCGGCTTTTTTGAGAAATTTCGTATCAAGAGTAGAGCCGTCATCAACAATAATGAATTCGTAATCACCACTTGCTTGCTTGATGCTTTTAATCGTATCTTCTACGACTTTGCGGTGAGACTCCTCTCGCAGATAGACTGGCATGATGACTGAGTGTTTCATTTTTTCCAATTCTTCGGCAGTTTCTTGCTTTCTAGTTCCAGTGGTGTCAAAACTATTTCCTGTGGGCCTTGCTTTTTTGCCCATTCCCAAGTTTTCTTTATTCCTTCTTCAAGAGTTGTTTTACACTCATGATTTAATTCTTTTTTGGCAAGAGAGTGATCAACAATTGTAACCTTAACTTCCTGCGGTCTATCGGGTAAATATTCTGGCTTTATCTTTGTTCCTGAAGCTTTTATGATTGCATTTGATAATTCATTTATCGTGTAATAGTCATCACTTCCAATGTTGTAGATTTTCCCCTTCTTTCCCATACCCGCCTTATAAATTCCTCCAACAACATCTTCTACATAAGAAAAACATCTTTTTTGCTTTCCGTCTCCATAAATAACATGAGGCTCTTTGCGGAGAATCTTGTTCATGAAAATAGTAACAACATTCCTGTAAGGATCTTTCATGCTCTGTCTTGGACCATAAATGTTGTGAGGTCGAACAATCACATATTCTATCCCATGTACCTTGCTCATTATTTTCAAAGACTCCTCAAAGGCATACTTTGAAATAGCGTATAAATCTTCTGGTTTCGGAATGCTTGTTTCTTTGTGAGGTAGTTTTATATCTCCATATACAGCCGCACTTGAAATAAAAACAAACCTTTTTGCTTTGTGCTTAATGGCTGAAGTTAAAACGGGAATTGATGCTCCAAAGTTTCTTGTTGTAATATCTATCGGACTGAACTGGGCTTTGTTCTCAGCGGCATTGGCGGCTAAGTGGAAAACCATCTCTGGCTTAAATTGCCGGAAAAGAGAATCTACTAAAATAGGATTTCTAACATCTGCTTGATAGATTTTTGCATGAGGGTTGACATTCTGCATTGTTCCTCCTGAAAAATCATCTGCAATTGCCACTTCGTGCTTGTCTTCAATTAATCTATCAACAATATAGCTCCCGACAAACCCCGCCCCACCTGTTACAAGTACTTTCATTTCATCCATCCCCTTGCTATTCTTTTGGCATTCTTGCTAATCCAATCTGCACAATCTTCGTCTTTGATTTCTTTTGGCACTCTGAACTCTAATCTGATAGAATTATCTTTTTCTTCGTCTCTGCGAAGAGGCAATTCTCCCTTCTTCATCTTTTCAGTAAACCAAATCCAATAAGGAGTGGCAAGGTGTCGTTCTCTGTCAACGATGTTTTCCTTTTTACCAGCAATATGCGGCCACAAATCAATACAAGTAGCGATATTAGTATCATCAATGATTATTTTATGACCAGATTCTATTGCTCTTAAGGCAATTTCCGTATTGTCGTACCCCAGCCCATCATCAAAGAATTCCCACCAGCCATTTAGTTGTTCGATTATCCTTTTGGGAGTAGCAGAATAATTCATTTCAAAGTCAAAGGCGTTGTCAGTATAGCGAATGCCTTGATTTTTCACTCTCACATTTGTCCAGCTCTTTTTAGTAATAATATCTGTTTCTCCATCCCACCAGTCCTCTTTGTTCTTTTGGTTTGGCTTTTTACAATGATAATAAACATCTACAGGAGCAATTAAAGAGGTTGGATTATGTCGGTATATGTCTACAAGGCTCTCAATTCCGTTCTCTGGAATTAGAATAAAATCCTGTAACCAGACAATCAGTTCATTTGCTTGCTTCCAAGCTTTATTATTCGCCCTGACTAGTCCATATCTTCTTTTATACTTTCCCAAAACCTTGTCCCCTCGGATATATTTGATATCTAAGTCATATTTCTCTGCATACTTCTTGGCAAGCTCGCTTCTGTCTTCTTCATGGTCATCTAAAATAATCCACTCAAAATTTTTATATGTTTGTTTTGAAAGATTGTCGGCCATTATGTTCCACCACCCTGTTCTGATGGTAATAGTGATAACAGAAACTTTTGGCTGTTTAAGTGGTTTTTTGAATTCTTCAATCCATTGAGGAGCTATTTTCTCCCAAGACATATCTTTAGCGAACTTTTTTGCTTTCTGAGATTCCTCTTTCCATCTTTTTGGGTCATTCATGATGTCCAAAAGCTCTTTTAGGTATTTATCTTTCACTTTTGGGTCTTTAATATTGCCATCAAGTTTGATACCACTGCCTACTGTTTCATCTAAGGCCGCTAGACGCATTGTAACGGGCACTAGGCCGTCATGCTGGGCATCTAGTGCAGTAATGCAGTTTATCTCGCTAAATGCGGTAGGATACGCCCAAATACCACACTTTTTTCTTATTTTTTTTAACTTTTCCTTGCCAACTCTGCCATAATGAAAAATTCCCTTTTGATTCATCATCCTTTGAACACTTTTCTTCCAAGCTTTCCTTTCCGGATTATTGCTAACGAGTTTGTCGAAGGTTTCCCACCCGTAACAGATATGAAGTTCTGCGTTTGGAAACTTTTTAAGAATATCAGGCCACAAGAACAAAAGAATGTCTAGTTCTCGGTCGTACGAACTTCCCCAAAATAGTTTATGTCTTCTCATTTTTAAGATTTTCGATAATAGTGAAAATTATCACTAATGGTATCCCGCAAACAATGATTCCTAGAATAGCCCAAATAAGAGCGAAGATTATTAGTCCTAGTTGTGAAAAAAATATTTGATTAAATTCCATTGCTTATAATTGAAAACTTGCTGTCGGGGGTATTTTCCCCTAATGTTCTGTGATACTTGCTTTTAACAAAAATCTTGTCTATTCCGCTTATTTTATCATGATAACCAGCGTCGTGCCAAACATCGTGCAGGTCGATATAAAACTTCTTTGCAGAAACTTTATTTACAAGGTGATTGTGCCTCCACTGTATGAAAATATTAAATTTGTCTCTTTGATTAAATTCGTGATACGGCAAATAGATAACCCCATTTACCTCTGTCGGCTCTTTGGGGTCTCCATAAACTGTTACTTTGTACCCTTGTTTTGTCCATTCTTCTGAAAGCCTGATAACGGCAGTTTCTGAACCTCCAATCCCTGTTTTGAGGCTGTTTCCATCCCACTTGCCGACATACTCTGTTCCAAAATTAGCAAAGTAACAGATTTCATTGTCTTTCCAAATCTTTGGCTCTTTGTATCTTTGATAATAGCGGTTGGCGAAGGGAAGTCTTTTGATTGCTTTTGGCAATACCTCAACTAATGAGGCAATCTTTTCTGTTTCTTTAGTATCTTCGAGATATTTAATGATTTGATGAGTGTTTTTTGAGGCATCATTTAATCTTTTTATGTCATACAGTTGGTCTTCTGCTTGCTGATGTATTTTGTTTGGTAAAATTCTATTAAGCAACCTTGCGGATTTCCATGCTTTGTTAATATCTCTTTTGTCTCCTAAATAATAATATTTCATATTAAGCTCTGCGGCTAGAATCTTCATTTCTAAAATGTTATTAAATCCTGAACTGTTCTTGTTTACTTCCATAGAAACTCCTATGTCTAGCCAATGTCTCATTGCCGAGTAATTCTTTAGGTTGAAATACGCCCTTGACAGATGTAAATACAAGAGTGGGTCATGAGGATATTCGTTAATCGCTTTATGGAGAAAGTCCTTTGCTTCTTCACTGTTTCCCAATTTGCCCATGCAATTAGCCATTATTCGACAGCAGGTTGCTCTCTCCTCATCCCACCCTGATTTTACTAAGTATTCTTTGCCCATTTCTATACATTTCTCTAAAAGCTCCTGATCTGTTTCTTCTGCATAAATTTTCATTAAGTAGAGAAGTGTCCTGGGGTCAGCATCCCCCTTCTTTCTTTCATCTGCAAGCTCCATCTCAAGCAGCCTTCTGTTTCTAACCATTCGTGCTTTCATTTTCTCCTCCGGCATATTTCTTTCCGCCCCCAAGTGAAGCCATGCAATCGGATTTCCTTTAGAGTATCTTATTTGAGTATACTTGTAATTTTCATCTACTGGGACAGGTGTTTCATGTATTCTTTTCTTCCAAATTAGTTTTCTGGGTCGGATGAGCCTCTCTCTCATCTGAATAACTTCAGGTTCTATGAAGGTTTCCAGAGATGGTTTTCCGCTAAATTCAGCAGCATACCAGTAAGTGAAAAATACAGCGTCATAATTCTGTTGGAGAGCCAATCTAGCGATTTTCCGTATACGGTTAGCGCCAATGATTACATCATCACTATCGCTCCAAATAATGTAATCTGTGTTTTCAGGAGCTCTTTCGAAGTTGAAATTCCTTTGAGCAGAAAAGTCTTCAGACCAAGGAAGGTGAGAGTAGTCATATCCCATCTTTTTACACCACTTCTCTACTTTTTTAACAGGAGTTTGTTTCCCGTCTGGTTCTCCTCCGTTGGTTGTGATATGAACCGTATCCGCAAGTCCTTCAGTAGATTTTAGCAATCTTTTCAGGCTTTCAAGTTTATTATCTCCTTCAACAATAATACAGTGAGCTATCTTCATATTTTATTCGTAAATTGGAACATTGGCCATTTCCTGCACATCTTTATTGCATTTTTTCTTTCGGCGGCATTGAAGGTGGGAAATACTCTTTTAATCATTAAATAAATCGGGTAAGGGTATGAAGCTAGTGAACGACCAGTTCTTCTTGATACTTGAGTGGAGGTTGGAAGCTCCGCATTCTTGTATTCTTTTCTGTCTGCCCGCCATTGACTGGCTTCTTTCGGGTATGAATTTTGCCAAACGTTGATAATTGCATCCATAACGGCCGCACCTGCTTCTGTAAGTGGTGTTTGAGGCTTGCCAACCCTTTCCCACAATTCTGAAATGAATTTTGCACCTGCGGTTGCTCTTGGGGGAATTATTTCAAATTCTTCATCTTTTAACTTTATTACTCCACCTGATTGTTTAATCTCGTCTTTTGGAGAAATCATAGTTTATTATAACATATTATAACAATAACACAACTTAAAAGCGGGGTATTAACCATCAACCCCGCGTTAGGACTTGCTGAGTCATTGCCTTTCGGCTAGAGAGTTGCAAGTTACTCCCCACGATTAAAGACCTGTGTTGTAGCCAGTTCTCTTTACAGAAGCTTTCTCGTTGTAAGAAACAAGTGTAAATTCTGTAATGTAGACTCCGTTCTCTCGGTCACCATCCTTAGCTCTGTCCTCCCAGTGAGGCTCACCAGAGTTAATAAGGAAGGAATGCTCAAACATATCTTCACGTACACCCAAAACAGTAAGAGTGCCTGCGGCCTTTCTTACGTCTTTGTGAGCGATGATTTTAATGGTTTGACCAACCTCTGAGTCGTACACCCTGACCTCTTGAGTCAACCTCTTGTCAGAAGCCTCAACGTTCCTTGTCAAGTTTGTACCAAAGCTGGCAACACGCCTTTTGATAACAACTGGAGCAGCCAATAAGTCCATCACATAAGCTGAACCTACCGCATCCCATGAATCCTGAACAATGTCGTTTAGCTCTACCTCTGAGAATGAAGTCCCAGTACCACGAGCTGTTACGTTAGAAGTAATGACAGCATCAATTCCTGCCATACCCCTTGCTACGCCAGAAGCTCCGGCAGCAGATGAGCCGTTAATAGTTGCGTACTCCATTTCGGACTTAAGTCGCCTTAATGCCCTTTCCTTCTCCTTACCCATTGCGTCTTCACCAGTTACCATAGCGATAGATGCCTTGGTTCGGGAAAGTCTAACAGGAGCATCCAAAATAACTGTGTAGTTATTTGAACGCGATTCAGCTTCTAGATCAGGATAAGATGTCGCTGCGCCCTCAATCTCTGCGTCAACAGAGCTTGCCCTATCTTCGTGGAATATGTTCCACTCATGTAGAGGTTGCATTGCTGGCGGTGCTACTCCCAGGTTGGAAATGAAGTAAACATCTTCATTAGGAGATATATCTTTCAATATATCCAATAAAGACTCTCTCATTTCGCTTGATCCTGAATATGTATCTTTTCCAAATGCCATAATATTTAATCTCCTCTCTAAGCACGTCAATCACGGGACATACTACCGTTCAGGAATTTATCAGAAGTGCTCAGTTTAGAGTCGGAGCATCAGACTACCTTTGAAGTATTTTCTAATAAGAAGGGGGGGGTTTTCAAGCCTTAATTGCCAGAACGCCTTAGTCTTTCTGCTAAAGCACCTTTCTTGCCAGTCTTAACATCTTGAATTAGCTGGTCACGCTCATAATCTTTATAATACCCCTTTACCGTACGAAAACTCGGCGTAGAAGCATTAATCTGCCTCTTTTTTTCGTCAATCACTTTTAGTTTTTCTCTGTCAGCTTTTTTCACTTCTTTTTCTCCGTACATTCTATTATACCATTTATCGGAAGCGACCATCACATCCTCTTTTCCTTCGATCATTTGACCTATTAATTCATTCCTTACAGCGTCAAAGAAATCTTTGTCAAACTCTTTGCTTTTGGGATTTAGCTGAGGATATTTCTTGTGAACCTCTCGCATCTTTTGTTTTTCCTCAAAGTCTCTTTGGCTTCTTGTTGCCTGAGTAGCTGCTTGCTCTGCAAGAAGTGCTCGCTTCCTTATCTCTTCATTTTCTCTGTTCATTGTCGATAGCTTTTGAAGAAGTTTATTGCCATCTATCATTCCATCGGGAGTTGCTAATTCCTGATAAATCTTGTCAACTTCTGGTTGAGAAAGGTGAGGATATTGAGTTGCACTTGGAGGTTTTGATGACGGTGCTGGTGTTGGAGTGGGCGAAGGAGTCGGCTGAGGGACTGCCTTTTCCTCTGGCCTCAAGCTTTCCAGTAAATCTTGTGTTTGCTTTTCAAGCTCTTCCCTTTTCTTTTTCTCTTTTTCTTTTTCTTCTTTTAACTCTTGATTAGACTTCTTGAGTTTATCAAACTGTTCCTGAGTCCTCTTTTTGGGACTTTCTGGAGATTCTGGAGCTTTTACTTCTTCCGCTTCTTTCTTCTTTTCCTCTGGCATATTATTATTATAACAATTAAGACAAAAAAATCAAGTTTTCAAGAGTTTTAATAGCTTTCCAATCCTCGGCCCTGTCCAAACTGCTCCGCAAACACATCTTAGTTCAGAGCCTTTTATCTTAGCCTTTTTGTGATTGCAATTGCCAAAACTGATAGTCTTCTTTTCAGAAAAAGCTTCATACTTTTCAACTTCTTCCTCAGTCTTTATTGGTTTTAGTTTTTTTGACATTTGTCCCTAATGAATAATCCTTCTTGGGCTGCTTTATTTTCTCTGCAGTAATTTTAGCAAGCTTCTCGGAGTTCTCAATAACATTGTATAGTTCCTTAAATGCCATTGCTTTCCCGTAAAGTTCTGTATATCTTTTGTGAAATTCTTTAACTGTTTTCGCCTTTGAGGGGTCAGGCCACAGGTTGCGGAAGGTTTCCTCCAAGTGGGGCTTGAGGTGTTGCTGGTACTCCTTGGTCTTGGCCAACGAGGCCATTGCCTTGTAAAATTCTAGGTTCTTCTGTAGTTGTTTGTTCATTTATCGGTACAAAGAATCTTTCACTGTCTCTTGCTCCTGCGTCTTCAAGGATACTTGTCAAAATTTCTTTAGCATTCGGCTCGAATCCTTGTTTCGCTAATAATTGTAACATAATTTGGTTATTACTGAAAAGAGCCAATGCTTCTTGACGTGCACGGGAAGCTTCTTCTCCTGCGCCAACAGACATTGATTTTATGTCTGGAATGTAATCATATAATCCTTCAAGGTCTTCCGGAATAATAACAACAGTTGCTGAATTGCCGAGATCGTCAATTTCCATCTTCGGACTAACCTTAATCTTTTCTGGGTCTTTTTCTTCTGGGTTTTCAATAATCGGGAACTTCGGCATTTCGGCTGTTTCAATCAGTTCTTGTATGTCACCATCTGTGAGACTTGGGTCTTGAGAAACAATATCTCCAATAAGCCTTGCGTTTTCTGGAGTCAATTCCTTGTCTGCCAGTCCCGCCCTCTGGAAGAAATCAAACTTCTCTTTTCCGATAATTCTAACGATTTGCTCTTTCCTTTCAGGAGTGAAGAGAAATTGTTTGTTGTTGCTGTGCCACATCATCATAATGTCCTTGATAAACTCCGCTAAGTCGTTCTGGTTCTTTTGGTCTCTTACGTTTTGCTGTTTAACTGTTGCTTTGATTTCTGTTGCCGTTCTCTTTTCTTGAGCAAATGGGTCGAATTGACTGACTCCCTGGCTCAAATCTCCCATGGCGACATTGAATTCAGACGTTAAAATAGCGTGAGTTGTTTGAAAGAACTGAATTGAGTTGCCTGAGCTTGTCATTTCCATAACCGCATCCTGTCTGTCTACTAACCATTGGGCCTCTGGGGCATATTCGATTGTTTCTATTCTGGCTTGGTTTTCTATTATCTTAAGAGGTGGCCTCATCTTAAGAATAACCTCATCCATGTAAGAACAGAGGTTGGCCTGAATTGCCAGCCAAAGAGGAAGAACTGGCTCTACCTCGCTCTCGCCAAGCGGGTCATCCTGCAAAGGATAATATCTTAGTTGAGCAACAGGTATCTTTCCGTGATCATACGGATTGGGAATGTCCCTTAAGACCAAATCGTACTCCGGAGCGAAAGTAATCCACCTATCCCGACGGTACTCTGTAACAATCATAATTACAGGAAAAGCCATGTCCTCTCCCATTCGGTCTTCTAGTCCCTTAAGTTGTTTGATCCTGCTGACCCATTCATTTCTTCGTGCGCTTTGTTTTGCCTTTCCTCGATTACCTGTTTTAATTCTTTTTCTAAGTTCAGTTTCTATTGTTCCGAGTCCTTTGAAAATTGGCTTCCCGCCTGTGTCTGTTTGATTTTTCAGGTCTTCTAGGTGTTCCCATGTTCTTAATTGAAACCATTTTGCGTTTTCAATGTGGGTAGAATTTGGGTCAATACCGCAATCTCTAATATCAAGAGGCATCAATTCATTTCCGTCAAAGATAACTTTTCCATCCTTGTCAATCTCTGTTTTCCAGTAAACATAAGCAAACTTTGAAGCATACAAACGGGCATCTAAATCAGAAATTCCAATTTTAACCAGCATACTTCCTCCATCGTTGGCATTATCCCATTGATACTCTAAGATTGAATTGCTGAGACTTGCTCCCAGAATATCTCCTTCTTCACGAGGAATAAGCCTTCCTCTTAACTTTGAATTTATCAGCCTTCCATTCTTTTCAATTAATGAAGTTCTTATCCGAGGGTCAACGATTCTGGTGATATATGGCCAGTCATCTGGAAGCTTTCCCCAATACGCATCTGTTATATCATTCCAGCCATTTGTACGAGTTCTCCTTTTGTCATTGTCCTCAGTCCACATTTCGTAGTGCTGATTGATTTCCAAAAGAAGTTCATCCTTTTTCTTTTTTTGCCCCATGCTTTATTTTCCCAAACTACATAATGGTTTGCAACTTACTTCCACGTATCCTCTATAAATTTCTTTCTAACAACATCAAACAACTTTTCCATTTTCCTAATTTTGAGCTGCGTGGCCTTGAACCTGCACTTGCTGCATATTCTTACAAACTCTCTTTCATCTCCCGCCTGAAACATATAGGAAGGGAGCGTTTTAGTTTGTTTCTCTCCACACACTTGGCAATACCAAATATCTAAATCTTCCTTAACTAATCCATGCCGCCCCCCTCCGTACTTGCTCCAACCATACATTTTTTTCGTTATCCTAATCGCCATTTTGATTTCAAATCTTTCTTTGGTCTCGGAGATGGTTCTCCTAGATAATTGCAAAAATAATATTCTAACGCTCTCATAGCATGAGAAAACTCATCGTGAACAGGTTTCTCATTTGATTGATTTATCATACCCTCTTTTGTTTCGGGGTAATGATAGTTTAGCAAGCAATCACGAAATCTTTTTAATTTATTATCTACAAATAAGCTGGGAATGTATTTGTGAGTTGTTCGTATCTGGTCAACAATCTTAAGTCCTGATGTTGTGCGGACATGAATCCCGTGTTTGGCCAGCTCCTGAATCGGAGAAGTGCCTGTTGTTAGTGTTCTAGCATTTCCTGCGTCATCTCCTGTATGCAGAGAGGCTTCTTTGTATGGTTTGCCTCTGATTACTTGAATGAAGTGTTCTATATTCGCGTTGCTGGCCTCATAATAATCAATTACACGGAACTCGCCCCTTACCGGCTGAATCCAGATGACTGCTGTTGGGTCATTCACTCCAAAGTCCCAAGAGATATGAAGCGGGGCATACGGGTCATAGGGAACTTCAATGAAATTGTCCATCTTCCACTCAGAGTAAACAGAGCCTGTTCTTCTGGTAAACTCTGCTAAATATTCTTGAGAGAAATATTCTTTGTTGGAGGTCTTGTCTTCTTCGTAAGCAGCTTGTAGCTCATCTAGTTTAGTATACTTTGACAATGGATTAACAACAATTCCATCCTGAATCTCACAAGCAGGCATTTTGAATTTCGTGAATCGTTCCGACTCAAGATAGTATTTGTCATACAAATCATTGCCCAAGCCCTTTGGCGTTCCGATGAACCAAACCTTGCCTTCTGTTGTTGAAAGCATCGGCCTTAGAACAGTAGGCCAAATGTGTCTTGGGAAATCTGCGTACTCATCATTTACCATGAAATGAACAACTGCTCCTCTTAAGGACTCTGCATTCTCTACTCCAATCAGCTCTATCTTACTTCCGGTCTTCAATTTAACCATCAAATCAGATTTGTTGACTTCGTGGATTAGTTCTTTAGGAGTATAGTGAAGAAGCAAGTCCCAAACATTTCTTTTTGCTTGCTTGTAGTCATTTGTTACATACCAAACTCTCTGGTCTGGCTTGATAGCTTGTCTGATAAGTTCATTGACCGCTGCGGTTGACTTTCCAATCTGCCTTCCGCAAACAGCGACAAGGAATCTAGTGGAACAGTTGTGCCAATCCTCTTGATGTTTTTGAGGAGTATAGGGAACTTTATATTTATAATGCATCTTCTTTCCCCCAAACAATTTCTGCGGTATCTCCGCCCACATTGAATTGCTGAACCACTTGTGGTCCTTGTCTGAAAACTCTCTTCTCTAGCCACCATTTAGCTGTATTGTCTTTTACTATCGCGTCTACTACTACGTTTTTAGCCACAACATCAGCATAATGTTTAGCTCTTTCCATTTTCTGCTTAAAGTCTTCGTTCCTCTTTGCCATAGAATAGTACGTTCTCTCTGCTATTCCTGCATAAGTAACTGCTTCTGCGATTGTACCGCCTATCTTGAGAATGCTCTCTAGTTTCTTCTCTATATCTGGAGTTATTTTATTTGGTCTTCCCTTTTGTATAGTTTTCATATCTCTTTCTAATAACATCACAATACTTGGGGTCTAATTCCATCATATAGCATATTCTGTTTGTCTGTTCACAAGCTATTAGTGTAGAGCCTGAGCCACCGAATAGGTCTACAACTACAGAATCAATGTCCGAGCTATATTTAATCGCCCTAGCACACAATTCTACTGGCTTCGCTGTTGGGTGGTCTTTCCTAACTTCTCTTTCTAATACCCACACATCTCCATCTAACGTCTTTTGTCCTCCAAACAAACCTGAATATAATATAAACTCATGTCGCTTGTAATACTTGTCTAGATTCTGTACCCCTATCCTTTTATCCCACACGATACACGCCTTAACTTCCAATCCCGAATCTTCCATCGCTATTCTCACATCGGCGTAGGATTGCCAGTTGCAACACACATAAACAGGAATGTTAGAAAACACCGCCAAGCTGTCTCTAATAACAACAAATGCGTCTTCAGGATTGTCATTCTTAATCTCTTCAAATCTTCCTTTTAAGTCTTTATATTTAATTCCATAAGGTGGGTCAGTAAACACCATATCTGCCTTCTTCCCATCCATTAACATAGACACATCTTGTGCACTGGTTGCATCACCACACATGAGCCTGTGTCTGCCTAGCTCATAAACCTCACCATGTACACTTTTAGGCTCTCCTTCTTCTACTTCAGGTGCTTCGTCCTCTTCTATGTCTGTTGGTATTAAGTCATCTAAAGTAATCGGCTCTTTCAAGTCAACTGCATAATCTCCCCATTCTATCTCATAATCCGGCATTAGGTTAACAAGCATATTGCTATCGTAGAATCCAGCTCTATCGTTATCTGATAAAGCATATTCTAGTTTTTCATTATCATCTTTTGGGTCAACAATACTCACCCACACTTCGTCTATACCCAGTTCTCTATATGCCCTTAGTCTCATGTTTCCCCCTATTACTTCATTGTCTTTTGTTATTAGTAAAGGTTTGTATTGGCCCAACTTTTGAATTTGTCTCTTGAGGCGATCAAAGTCTTTGGTTTTGATGTTGCGAGGGTTTTTGTCCCAAAGTTTTAGCTTAGATACTTTTCTCGTTATGTTCATATCTTATTCTATCACATTACGATTCTTTTCCTCTATCTCTAACCTTATCTCCCATTTGTTTATTAATTTAAATATTCTCTCCATTACTAGATTTGCCGAATCCAAATCCTTAGCCTCGGTAATAAACTTAAGGTCTAGTAGAAATTCTTTAATTAGTTCTATCATTTTTTATCAATTTAATCACATCAAAGTTTAGTTCTACTAAATCATTTCCACAATCTTTGCAAAACATATAAAAACCATAAGCGTCGTGATGGAAGTGCGTACCCTTTCCTGCAACATTGCCACACTTACGACAAACAACAATGAAACTGCTGAGAGTTGTTCTAATTTCTGCTTTCTTCATATTCTCCTTTCAACCTTTTTCTCCACATACACGACAGGCACTTTGAATCCTCTCTCAAAGGGGTCAACTTCTTTTATTTGTTTCAATCTTCGTTTAATATTAAATAGTCCCCTGCCCCACTCGTCCTTCGGAGTAATCCAAGTGATTTCCTTCCCAGTCAACTTCGTAAACCCTTCTGGTGCTTTTAATCTAGTATTCTTTTTAACCATAAACATATATCTACCAGCCTCCTTTGAAACCATCCATCTTCAGAAGAGTAGCGGTATGCAACTTTATATAAATCTCCTGTCTCTCCCTGATATTTTCTTTTCATTTTAATCATTTAAGTTTTGGGTATCCTGCCTTGTTTATTGCTATTTGGATTACTCTACATCTCTTACACCTTCTTTTCCAAGAATATTCATTTATGGGTGAGTATTGTAACCATTTCCAGCCACCTTTATATTTTTTTCCCGACCACTTATGTATTCCTATTTTACAAAGTATCTTCCTCATATTCTCCTTTCAAGAGCTTGAATCTAGGGTGGAAGTCAGGCATCAATACCAAGTTCTTTAACTGCATCATCATGCTATAGATATGAAGGTGGGTTGTTTTCGCCCACTCACAGATGCTCTAAGTTCCCGTATCTTGGCGGTCAGCGTTCACTCTGACACCCTAGATTAAAACCCTTGTTAAGTTGTCGGGAGAGTCAGTTGCTTTTTGGCCTCATTGGGCACTTAACAAGTGGACTCTCCCAACTTCAATATTTTATAATAATTTCTTAAAAATAACTTGGCTACTTTCCTAATAGCCCTATTATGAGCATGGCCCTTTGTAAGTCCATTCAACAATTGCTTATCTTTCTCGCTATCATACACTTCCCGATATTTGGGGGTTCTTTGCCTAATAAAAGAGTGTACTAATTGATAACAAGAACTTTTAAGCTTTGGGTTCCACGAAGCCTTTTTCCCTTTTCTCTTTTTACTATCTGGTGCGTAACCAGCGTATGCCCACAAAGCTGATTCGCTCGGTGTTTTATTAATATCTATTTTGCTAGCAATCTTTGCTATATTTATATCTCCAATTCCCTTAATTTTTGTTGCCCACCTATAAACCACAGTGGAGTTATTCTCCCAATACTTCTTTTTTATTCTCCAACTTCCTAAATCCTTCTACCTCATCAACCAACTCCTGTGGTGGGTCTAATTCTATACGTTCAAAACTCTTGATAGAAGCTGCAATAGCTACTTTCACTTTCTGAACTCTTTCGTAATAAGTTACAAGCTTTCTTAACTCAGAAATATTTGGCTCTATTCCATGTTCTTTTGCATGACACAAGGTACAAAGCCGTTCAAAATTGTCAGGCTTGTTGTTTTTACTATTATGGTCTATGTGATGTGTATGATGGGCTTCTTTGCCGCATCTCTCACAAATGTTTTTGTCTTTCTTCATTTTCGCTAAGTTGCTTTATATAATATGTTCTATCTCCTGACGAGACACTACATACTCCATGTGTGCATTTATAAATCTCAATAACATTTTGCCTATCCATTTTTTTATCTTCATTTTATATTACACCTCCTTTATCTTCTTTCTCATTTTAGTCATTAGGAAAGTCCTCATCAACTACTGCATAACGGTTTTCATCAAACTCTGTCCAAATCTTCAAATATTCCTTTTTTCCTTCCTTAACCAATTCAGACCTTAACCAATAACCACCATACAAGCCAACCTTTTTATCCAATAATTCGCTTAGGTCTTTGTTTTTAGCAAGACCATTGGCGATTGCTTGCATAATTGTTAGCTTCTCTTTCTTTATCTTCTTTCTTTTGTTATTCATATAAAACGATACCTAAACCTTTCTTGCCGACATCTATTGCTACAATATTTCTTTCTTTTCCAATTCATAGCTTCTCGTGGGGTAGTTGGCACTTTCAATTCAAAGCCACACTGTAAGCAACTTTTTGGTTTGAATTTTGTCTGCTCAATTCTCTTGTGTCTCTTAGTTTTGCGTTTTTCAGCATTTAGGCTACGATAACACCTACTACAAAGACCATCGCCAAAATGTTTTCTCTGGGTTGTCCCGCAACCAACACACGCCTTCTGTTTCCTTGCCCATTGGTCTATTACTCTATCTTTTGCATGATAAGTTGTGTGTTCTCCTTTTTTCATTAGTTTTAGGTTCTCAATTCTATTATCAGCAGTATCCCCATTTATATGATGAGGGACTTCATCACTAAGCAAGTTTCTTCCCAGGTGCTTTTCCATAACCAGTCTGTGTTCTCTCATGTAACCTGCTTTTGTGGCACTAGGATGCTCTGGACTATAAATCATAATATACCCATTGTTGTTTACTTTTTTTCTTTTGGACAGTTTGGCCATCTCCATGTTTCTCCTTTCTCAACTAACTTATGTGTACAATTCACTTGGTCTCTCCAGTTGTAAATATCGCCTTCGCAATTACTATCAAAAGTAGAAACGCCGAACTGATAAAGCCCAATATATTTTCCTGTAGGATTGA